TTCGCTGACTTGCATGACGGCGCAGAGTTGCTGGCGGGTGAGTGCACTCACCCCTTACCCTCCTTCGCGTCCCCTGCACGGATGGCGTCAACACAGTGGATCGCCGCGCGCACCGCTTCGTCAAGTGTGAATCCTCGCCCGCTCGCGTACAGCGCGTTCACTTCCTGATCTTCCTCGCTCATGGCGAGCCATGCGGCGCGGTTCCGCCCTGTACGCGTCAGCAGCACGCTGCCCGGCTTGAACGCATCGGCAGCGTTCGATGAGAAGTCGGCAGAGTAGAAAGCCCAGCCCTCGGGCATCTGCGGCTCCCTCTCTTTCGCCACCGCAGCGGCAAGCTGTCCGGCCGTCACTAGCTGCGTCACCCTGTGCGGCCCCATTCGCGGGTATGTCCGGTCGGCATCAGCAGCCACCTCCTTGGCGTCGGCCTCGCTCGCGCAGAGCGTTGCCATGCCGTCGTTAGTGAGCACATACCAGCGCGCGGCAACGGGTGTCGCAGTTCCAGCAGCGGCGGCAGCGTGGCCGGCTTGGTAGGCCGCATCCATCAGCCCGAAGTAGCGGGCCGAGTCGGTGTAGCGGCCGGTTTTCGAGTCGATGACCGTGTGGTCGTGACGCTTCTTGAGGCCAAGGTGCGTTTCGATGAGGGCGTAGCCAACATCCTCGCTGATCTGCGTGGTGTCGGTGGTCATGCGCTTGCTCCCACAGACTGCGCCTTACGCTTGCGCTTAGGCTTTGCATACGGCTCCACGCCGTGCGCCGCCATGATGTTCGTGAAGGCGGTCAGGTCTTTCGGCGACGCATCGAACGGGTCATAGTGCAGCGCCGCCACGATGCTTTTGTTCAGCTCATGCATCCCGGCTTGCAGCCCGCGAATCACGTTTTCAAGCCGGTGCCGTTCGTCTGACTCGTCGACGATTTCCTTCTCGACCGACAAGACGTGCTCATTGCAATCCTCGATATGGATCACCGCCCAGTTGATGAATTTCACAGCGCTGTGACCGGCGGGCAAATCCGCAATGGCTTCGGCGGCGTGCTGGCGCCAGCTTTTTGGTAATTCGGTGTCGGTGGTCATGCAGCAGCTCCGAACAGGTCAACGTCCTGGCAATTCGGGCTGAGCCACAGCGATTCGACGCGGTCGCGCGCGCCATCGGCGTGTGCCGCCACATCAACGCGCTGCCAGTCGGCGTACAGGTGTCCGTAGAGTGCGCAGCGGTAGCCGCTCAGCACCACACGGCCCTTCAGCGCCCGCAGGCCTGCAGCCAGATCGATGTGATCGGCGTCGGTCATCTCGTGCCGATACGCGGGCGCCCGTGTGCGCAGCGCCCTGGTGCTGTGCACGTAGGGCGGGTCAACGTAGTGCACGGTTTGCGGCCCATCGTGTGCGCGCATCACGTCGATGGCATCGCGGTTTTCGACCACCACGCCGCGCAGCCGCTGCACCACCGCGCGCAGCGCGTCGGGCCAATTCATCCAGTCGCGCGCCGGCGTGGTGCCACTGCGGTTGCTGTTGGCCCTAAAGCCGGTGGGTTGGCCGCTGGCACCCGCGCTGCCGAATCCCATGTAGGCGCGCACCACGGTGCGGCGGGCCTGTTCCAGCGGGTTGACGCTGGGCTGGTACGCGGCGGCGAACTCCTCGCGCGCAAACGGTGTCAGCTCGCACAGCGTGGCCAGCGCCTCGCCGTGGTCGCGCGCCACGCGAAACAGGTTGACGATTTCACCGTCCAGGTCGTTGTAGACCTCGGCATAGCTGCGCGGCTTTTGCAGCAGCACGCTGCCGCCGCCGCCGAATGGCTCGACGTACACGCGGTGCTGCGGCAGGTGCCGCAGGATCCAATGCGCCATCTTCCACTTGCCGCCGTGATAGCGCACGATAGGGCGGCGCACCTGGGCCATCACGCCACCCTCCGCGCCGCCTGCGCCTCGGCGTAGTTCGCCGCCACCAGCGCCCGCGCGATTGGCGGGCAAATCCGCAATTGCTTCGGCGGCGTGCTGGCGCCAGCTTTTTGGTAATTCGGTGTCGGTGGTCACTTCAGCAACCCTTTGCTGTGCAGCTCCGAACTCAGCCGCGACAGCGGCTCTTGGAACCTGAAGTTGATGTGGCTCACCAGCACGCCCGCCACGCCCTCCCTGACGATCGCGTCGATCTTCTCGGCCAGCTTGTCCTTGTTGTCGGTGACCCAGGCGTCCACAGCCGTTTGAATCATCGGCTTGGCTGCATCCTTCACCATCTCGACGAATGCCGCCGGGTGGCGCACATCGGAGCCGTAGATCTTGCGTTCGATGCGCTCCTCGAAGAACGCCTTCTGCACCGCCTGCTCGATGAGCTTGCGCATGTCATCCTCGGTCATCAGGTCGCCCATCTGGTCGCGGATGCGCTCGAACATGCGGGTCTGAAAATCTTTGGTGGTGGTGATGTCTGTGGTCACTTTGTTGCTCCAATTCGTGATGGGCACCGCTCGCCAGCAAGCGGCGGCGCAAGGGTGTAAACCTGATATTCAGGCCGTCCGGGCGATGTGCGCCGAAGGCAGTTGATGCAGTCGGCGTGCAGCGTGCTGTCTGGCAGCAGGCGTCCAGTGCAGCGGCTGTAGTCGTAGGGCAGGGTCATGATGGCTCTCCCTTCGCTTCGCCTGCTCGGATGGCGTCTGGTGCTTCGGGCAACGTGACCCGCGCACCCCCCTGCTGTGCGGCAGGCTGGGGCGCCCGCAGCGCTTCGATGTCGGTGTTCATGTGTTAGGGCGCAATTCGCGCATCCGGCAGCGAATCCAAGCAATCAGGCCTGGAACAACTCGGCAGTCGGCTTCATGGATTCCGCCGCTAACGTCGAGAGCCCGCCACTTGCAGGCCATTACTTTCGGCCAGTCGGGGTCTTGCCTCACAAAGTGCCGCTCCCCGGTCCTGTACCAAGTGCCTTTCCATCCACTGTCGTGGTTCGTCACTTCTACAAGCTGAGTTTTCATTTCCTGCTCCGTTGTGGTTGCGCCCTAACAGTTCATTCAAGCCGACGCCTTGCGCGGCTTAATTCAGGGTTCTCCTTCGTTTCGTTGATGTATTCGTAATCGTAATCACCTTCTTCATTGCGGAGCACACGCACCGACACTTTATCCAGTGATTTAGCTGTAAAGAATTCAACGATGATTCCATCGTCGTAATCACCATCGCAGATATATTCATACGGGCTGTCCCGACTTCCATCTTCCGGATAGTCGCTATTCCAGAACATATCAGGTGTTTCCAACTCTTTAATACGAGCTTGTGCTTCAGTGGCCCGTTTACGCCAGTAGCACACGTCACACAGATCAAGGTTAACCCTGGCTTCTCGGCCATGACAGTGAGGGTTGATGGCGTAGCTGCCACACTCAATACATTTGCTCATTTGGATTCCCTCGCTATATCAATGGCAGATCGGAAGTCAAGACCGTGCATTGCGTGGCCTTTCCATCCAACCATCCATACGTTCCCTCGCGGGCCAGCGCCCGCATAGGTTTGCTGGTCGATCCAGTCCAGTCTCTCGCTGTCCCTCTGCGACTCGGCAAGCTGGGCGCGCAGGGTGTCGATGATTTGCATTACCGCCGTTGGCGTGTACCCATGCATAGGTGATTGCAAACGATCATCGAAGAACAACAGGTCAGGCTCTGGCAGCGCATCCGTCACCGATTCTTTGGTGTCATTCATGACCACCTCCCCGGCACCATTTATCAAACTCTGCCCATGCTATGGGGCTGGTTTCCAGCTCTTGCGCGAGGCTTGCCATCGTTTGCTGGGATTTCACCCATTCGGGGTAGCAGGCAACGTGTTTGGGGAATCTGGCGTTGATGCACGCTTGTTCTGCGGCACGCTGATAGAGCCAAATCACTGCTGCATTTCGAGCAGCAAGCTCGGCGCTGTCGGCTTGGTGGTCAGCGCAATGGCTGTAGCCCTCCGTGCCAAAGCCCTGCTGCTGGCCGCACTGGCTTCCCCGAAACGCTTGGCATATTTCTTCATACGCAGATGCGGCCCCGATTAGATGTACAGTGGCATCAATCAATGCCTCTCTCATTTCCTTAACATCTGCTTCCAGCCGCTCGTTCTCAGCGCGCAGGGTGTCGATGGTGTCAGCGGCTTCGATCATCGCCTTGTATGTCACGTACAGGCCACGTTTAAGGGCGTATCCAGCTTCTATGCGAAGGTTCTTGGTGTCATTCATGTTTTGCTACTTATTTTGAAGCTAGATAAGCAATCCAACACATCGCGGCTATGAAGGCCAGCGGTACTAAGGTTTCGCTACACATCACCACCTCCCCGGCACCACCTATCAAACTCTGCCCACTGCTGGGCGTCTTCTTTGGTAGCGTAAAGTAGACGACGTTGGAGCATGTCTAAATTCAGACTGTGGCCGTACCAGCCGCACTCAACCGCCTTGCCGTAATTCACTTCCCAGTGTGTGGGTGTTAGTGGCGCTTCCTTCAATGGCTCTGGCAGCACCCACTTCTTGCCATTCACGGTCAGGGTAATGGTGCGCTTGATGGGCGGGGGTTCGTGGCCTACGTAGTAGATGTCCTCTGAACGCCATGTCGGGCGTAAATCCAAGTGCCAATTGCCGCTTTGGTTTAGGACATAACAATTCAGCGAGCTGTCAGCCATGTACCGAACAGCAAGCTCGGCGTGGGGGCGGGGCGTGGTCATGTTTGCGGCCATTTCCGGCGCTCCTTGTCTTGACGCTCTTTGCGTCTGTCGCGTTTCTTCGTGGCCATGTCATGCGGCCCCCATTGCAAACGTCATGCGCCGATGTACCTCGCGCACCGCTTCAACATCGCCAGCGCAGTAGGCTGCGACCTCATTGATGCGTCCAGCGGCCACGTATTCGGCTACCTTGCTGCCGTCTAGCTCGGACTTGGGCGAAGGTATAGACAGCGCGAGGCACAGCTTGTCCAGGCTCACGCGGTTGCCAACACCGGCCCACTGCACCATCGTGTCAAACACCTTGTCTGACTCCCACGGCTTTGCAGCGGCGGCGCGGGCAATCACCAGTGGCGGGCGGATGCCGTGCACGATGTAGCGCTGCACGAGAAAGCGCAGGTCAAACGCGCTGACGTTATGGCCGATCACTTGCGTGGTGAAGCTTTCGCCCACGGCCAAAGCAAGGTCAGTCTTGAAGCAATTCAGGACATAGGCTTCATCGTCGGCGCTGACAATGACCCGCTGCCTATCATCATTCAGCGCCCATCCAATGCAGCACACGCGCCCGAATGCGCCGTCGAATGACGTCTTTGCGACGGCCTCTTCAATGGCCTTGGGTTTGCTTTCAATGTGCCATTTTTCGATGGTTTCAGCCTTGCTGATGTTGCCGGGTGGGCTGATACCGGCGGCGATGTAGTCGCGCACATCGGCGCGGTCAGTGCCCAAGGTTTCTATGTCCAGGTAGAGCTTTTGCATAGCCTACTCAGCAAGCAAGGCACAGCGCACGGCTGCGCAGCGGGTTGCTGAAAGGCACGTCGCTGTCCATGTCTTCAAAGCTGGTGCTGCGCGATGCGGCTGGCTTCGGTGCTGGTGCGCCTCCGCTCGGCTTGCCACCTTGCAGGGCAATGTCGTTCACGCGCACGTCCATGCTCTTGCGCTTGTTGCCCTCCTTGTCCGTCCACTCGCGTTCGCTGACGGAGCCGATCACGGTGACTTGCTGGCCTTTCGTCAGGTACTGCTGCAACGACTCCGCGCGCCGCCCGAAAATGGTGCAATTCCACCAAATTGACGGCTTGTCCTTGCCCTGGTTGTCGGCCACGGAGAACGACAGCACGGCGGTGCCGTCATTCAGGCTGCGGAGTTCGGCGTCTTTGCCGAGGTTGCCGGTAATGGTTAGCGAATTCATGCTTCTTCCTCTGCTGGTGTGAGTTCGGCCTTGCGGGCGTTGGTGGCCTTTTTGATGGCCGCGTGATGTGCTTCCGGCAGCATCTGCATTGCCGCCTCGTAGTGACCGCGCAGAATTTCCATGCTGGTTGCGCCGCTGATGCCTTTCAGAATCGCGGCAATGTCAGGCTTGCGGCTGGCGTCATCTGCTGACTGCCCAGAATCGAGCGCGTCGTGTTCGACAATCTCCAGCGCCGTCACCCACAGGTATCTGCGCAGGTACGTTTGCACAGCACCCAGGTTCTGCACTTCGTGGCAGCCTTTCAGTGCGGCGCTGGACATGGGCGAGGTGATGACAATCTCGCCGTCACCTTCAACGTCACGAATCGTCAGCGTGGCGGTATCGGTGCCGAACGACACCACGCCGCACAGGCCAAGCTCAAGGAAGATTGCCTGCGTGGTCGGCAGAAAGTCCGACAGTTCAAAGTAGCTGTACTTGGCAAACGTGTTCTTGCCAGACTTTTCCAGCTTCGTGCCCTGTAGCTTGACGCGGGCCTGCATCAGTTTTGCGTAAACGCTCATTGCTTTTCCTAGAAAGGTTCAGTCTCAAAGTAGTCGTCCGGCAGTTCCACCGGCTCCGGCACATGCCCGGCTTGCTTCTGGTCGTGTTCGATCTGCCGCGCGGCAGCGGCTTCGTCGGCCATTTCTTGCCAGTCGTACTCGGTGTTCACTTGCTTCTCCCTTGCGCTGTCATCAGCGCGTGTGCTTGTGCCGGTGCTTCGATCACATCGGCAGCGGTGTCAATCAGCACCTGGTCGCCGGTAGGGCCGTCAAGGCTGGCGATCACTCCCAGCGTCACCAGCATTGCGGCCAGCAGGAAGTAAGGGCTGAGCAGAATCGTCAGCAGGCGCACGCGTAGGCGGGTCATGGCACCACCCATTCGGCGTGGCCGACTGGCTCCATTTCGTCCCACGTGGCGCGGTAGTAGGCTTGCCCTCCCGGCTTTTCGTCTTTGCCAAGCGCTTGCACGTAACCTTGCGCGCCCCATGACTTGGGTTCCGTCACGGTCATGATGCAAGCGGCGAACATGGGATTGCGTGTCGTCTCCGGGTTCAGTTGCACCAACTGGCCCTCTCGCAGTTCTTGCGGCTTCATGGCAAAGCCCTCATTGCTTCACGTGCACGCGCAAACGTCACGCGAATGTCGGTCTTGCTAGATGGCACGTAATCCAGCCTTTGCGTGTCGTCCGTGGTGCACAGCAACTTGCGTTGCAGCGATTTCAGCGAAGCGGCACGCCACTGCTGGCGGCGCTCATGTTCAATCCCGGCGTCGAATGCTTGCTGGCACTCGGACAACGACAGATTGCTGCGATCCCATGTCAAGCCTTGGGCGTCGGCCCATGCGTCGAAAGCGCTCACAGCGTCCCCCTTCCGCTTCCGTAGTTGTTGATCGCAGCGTCGTTGTTGATCTGCGCTTGCAAGTCGCGGCGCTCGGCTGCGTCGTAGTAGCGCTCTGCTTTGCGCTCGTTGCGGTCGCGGTCAGCAGCCAGTCGGTCGGCTTCTTGGCGTGCGTCACCGCTGATGACGCGAAGGGCAGCAGTGAATGCGTCGTGTACGGCGTTCATTGCGCACCGCCTTTCAGCCAGTAGTGCTTCGGAGCGCCGGGGTTCTTGTATGGTCATTGCTGTCTCTCCTTGTTGCCGCCCGGTGTGGGGGGTGTGGGGGGAGTTTATAAAAGTCTCAACATCAACGCAAGCAATAACCGAGTAAAGTTTAGGGAAATATCAACCAAAAGGGGTGAGCTAGGCCGGCCAACACCCGCCACCCGCCCACAAAAAAGCCGCCTCTAGGGCGGCCATGAAAAAGCCCGCGCTGGGCGGGCTGGGGTGGTGGGTGAGGGCGGGTTACTGCCCCAGGTGGCGAGCGCGCTCAAGCGTCACATCGGCGCCGTGGTGGGCGAACGTCGAGGCCAAGCCAACGATCGCCAGCGCCAAAGCAGCGGCCAGCTTGAAGCTGCCGTAGAAGCCGTCCTTGAATGCCTTGAAGAATGTTGACATGGCTAGTTGCCTCCTAGTTCGCGGATGAAGTGGTAAACCCCGAACAGCACGACGATTGCTAGCAGGGCGGCGTCTAGGTACAGCAGCCACAACTCCAACGTGTGAAGAAAGGATAGCACGTCTGGCGGGAAAGGATGTAACGCATTGAGCGTCGAGACAGCAAAGCCGATGCCCCATGACGCCAGGGCGATGACGGCAAACATGATGAAGCCGCCCGCTACGTGTCCGACTAGCTGGCCTACCGCGCGCCAGAACACAGACGATTCCTCGCGTTGCCCAAACAGCAGTTTTTGCTTCATCTATCGTCCCTCCCTCTGCATCCTCCGCCACTCCCAAGGCGGCACCGGCTCACGGCCGGGTCAGCCGCAGGCGGCGCGCAGACCGACGTTCGCTAGGTCGTCCGTCGTTTTGTATTTGCTGCCGGTCGATAGCGTGGTGGCACTAGCCGGACTGGCAACGAACTGACGGAACCCGACATAAGCGCCGTAGCTGTTCTTGCCGTTGACTTCACCGCATATGACCTTGCCCTCCAGGTACGGCACCACGCGCACGTTTCTGAACTGCGCCGCGCCAGGGTCTTTCAGCCGGTCGGCTACGGCTGTTTGCGCTTGCTTAATGGCCTCAGCTTCGGTTTTTCCTCCGTCAAGGAAAGTCTTTGTCTCCCTTGAAAGCAGCGCCACCTGATCCATTGAAGATTGCCGCAGCCTTTGGCTGGCCTGTTCCACGGGGCTCACGTAGGAGCCCGACGGCATCGGCGCGCAACCGACCAAAAAAATCGCCGCTGCTGCCGTAACTAATACTGTCCTCATATTCAACCCTCCTACAGATCAGAAATCTTCCCCGCGCCAAGCCTTAACGACCCAGCCGAACACCTCAAAATCCATCCCCTTGACGATATCGAACGAGTCGTACTTGCTGTTTTCCGACTTCGCCCGCAAGATCATTCCATTGCTGGCAGTCGGAATGCGCTGAAGTCGCTTGATAAAACCTTCTTCGCCGACGCGGAAAAAATAAATTCCGTCAACATCGGCGCGGGTGCGCCCGGTATCAATCAGCAGCGGGTCGCCGGGATTGAAAAGCGGCTTCATGCTGTCACCGAACCCGGTGACGATGGCAAGGTTTGCGGCTGACGTGATCCGGTGCACGTTCTGATGCAGCCAATCCGGGCTGACCGTCCAACTTCTGATGACTCCCGGCTGATCCCTAAGCACTAGCCCGTTCCCCATTTTTCCGCCGGTATCGTACTGCCTGATCTCGTGGCTGTCGTTCTTCTTGCCGGACTGTCTGGGCATGGGGGCGACTTGAGCATCCAATTCGAAGTAGCGCTCGGGTAGGCCAAGGTCTGCGGCCAGATCGCGCCCCGCCCGCCACCCGAACGGCTCGCCCTCTTTTAGCAACTGCGTGATGCGCGACTTGTCGCGCTTTGCCGCTTCCGCGAGCGCGCTCCTGCTGCCGCCAAACCGTGATGTCTCGATCAGGTCGGCTAGCACGCGTTTGCGGTGCATTGTCGCCATGTCCATGTTGAGCAAAAGCTTAACCCACTAAAGTTTAGGGTTTTCTCCCCTATGAGTTGAGATTCGTATAAACTACGGCCTCATGAATCTCAAAGACTGGTTAGAGGCTGGGCCGGGACGGCACAAGGCGCTGACGGAAGCGCTCGGGCTGACGGCTGGCCGCATCACGCAGATGGCGCAGTCCGGCGTTCCGGCCAAGCACATGCTGGCTGTGCGCGACTTCACTGGCGGCGCGGTCACGCTTGAGGAAATGGTCGAAGAGCGTACGCGCACCGTAGAGGCCGCGTAATGCAGTTGACTACGCTGCCAAGCATCAGCTCCGCGCCCTTGCCGGTGCTGTACGAAAACGCCAAGCGCGCACTGGCTGAATGCTCGCGCATCGATGAATGCCAGACCTGGGCCAACAAAGCCGAGGCGATGGCGAGCTACGCCCGTCAGGCCAAGGACGATGGCATGCGCAAGATGGCCGACCGCATTCAGGCGCGGGCCATCCGTCGCTGCGGTGAACTGCTGAAGCAGATTGAGCCAGCGCATGGGGCAAACCAAAACATTCAGGACGCCAGCGTCCCGATTGTTTTGACGCGCACCGACGCCGCTACCGAGGCCGGCCTGTCGGAGCGACAGCGCAAGACCGCGCTCCGTGTCGCATCCATTCCCGAGGATGACTTCATCGCCGCAGTCGAAAGCGCCAATCCGCCGACCGTGACTGCGCTTGCCAAGCAAGGCACTCAACCGCGCCCGCTGGTTGACCTGGGCGGCATCCCACCTGAGGACTACCGCCGCGCTACCGAGGCACAGGGCACGTTGCGCCGCTTCGCTGAGTTTTGTTCTCAGTACGAGCCTCGCCGCATCGCTGCCGCTTTCAAACCTCATGAGATTCCCGACCTGCGTCGGTTCGTTTCGACCATCGATGGATGGCTCGACCGATTTGTCACCAATCTGCCGGAGTAAGCCATGTATTCGCAAACCGATCTGACGCGCGAAATCAACGAGTTGATTCTTGCCATGCAAGAGCGCAACGAGCCGCGCATGCATCCGGACTGGATCACGCAAGAAATCATGCTTCGCCATCCGGGCATCGAGGGCGAGGACTCCGACTTCTACACGTTGACTGCGCGCTCCCACGTGCGCGACTCTGTTCGTCAGGCGCTGAATCGCTTCAAGGTCAAGCCCGAGTTGGTGGCAAACAGTCAAATCACGCTTGAGGGCTTTGAGCGGCTGCAACGGTACTACTTGGCCGATGAAGATGGCGCGCAAGTTGCCGTCCGTGTGCAAGACATGACCGAGCGCCAGTTGGCAGACAAAGCTGCCGAGCTTCGCGCTATGGGTGCTGGTTGCTATCAGCATGCCGATGAAATCGAGCGTTACCACGCGCAGCGTCGGATGGCCGCATGACCGCCGCCCGCCTTCCACTGCCAGCCAAGGAGCCCGCCAATGCCTGACTGCCCCGGCTGCGGCGCGCCCATGCGGCCGCACCATTTCGTCGAAGAGAACGAGACGCACTGGATTTGCGTCGCCGCCAGGTGCCACCGTGCGCTGATCGTGCAGCACACGCCTGCGCCCACGCGGATCGCCATCAAGCAGTGGCTTAGGAGTCTGGATCGGCCGCCCCCAGCCCAGCCCATGCTGCCGGGGTGTCCCAGATGCGGATGCCCTGTTTCAGCTGGACGTGAAACTGCTCCAGGATGGCGTTCTCGGCTTCGGCAAGCCTGGCGGCGTCTGGGCCTTTCGGTTCCGTCGGGTGCGACAAATACATGCTCATCTTCGACAGAACATGAAAAAACCGCCGCTGATGCTCCGAGGGCGCGGACATGAGCGCGGCCAGCAACACCTTGCGCATCGCCTGCGCCTCCGCACGCAGCTGCTCGACTTCGTTCATGCCCGTCCTTTCCGCTGTGGTTGATGTGGTTGTCGCCACTGTAAGCCGGAACAGGACGGGCACCCTTTGTCTCCGCCGCGCTTCTTTTCTTCATGGCGGCGCGGCTTCGCTCGGCCTGTATGGCGGGCGCTTTTATTCCGGTGATCTGCGTGCTCATGCGCCGCAGTCTCCGTTTTTTTTCGTCTGAGGGGCTACACAAGTGGCTTCAAATAACGTGTTGCCGTTTGAGAACCAGTCCGAGTTGGCACTGGCGCGCTCACCTAATAGAAGCACTACAGCCATTGAAACCGTGCGCGCACAGCGCACCGCTGCCGCAGCATTCACGCTGGCGTGCAGCGTGTCTGGGCTTGAGGACAAGGAGATTTACCTGGATCTCGCCATTGATGCCGGGTACTTTTCCAACATCAAGAAGGGCAAGGCAACGCTCCAGGCCGACCTGATTGGCCCATTTTGCCGAATCGTCGGTAACACCATCTTTCCAGAGTGGCTGGCCTATCAAGTTGGCTGCACTCTGATGCTCATCAAAACCGAAGCCGAGCGCCGCGCTGAAGAAGCCGAGCGCCGCGCAGCCGTGGCCGAAGCTGAAAACAAGCTGATGCGCGATCTGCTTTCCGCAAGAGCCGCATGAAAAAAACCATCGACACGATCATGGATCGCCAGCGCGCACGCCACTTCGTCAACAGCCGCGTGTTGTTCGACGTACCCGAGCGCATCACAAACGCCAGCCAGCGCGAGACATACAAGCCCGAGCCGGAATGGCAGCGCAATGACGGGCACAAGCACATCAAGAGCCGGGGGATTGGATGAACGAGCGTGAAATGGAGTTGGAAGACCTGATCGTGTCCCGTAGTGGCGACGTGCTGCGCTACCAGGCCAAGGCTGATCAGGCGACTGACGCTCTGGACAAGGGCGTGTGGCGCGATGAATCACGGCGTGCAGCCGCTGATGTGGCCCGACTGGTTGCACTGCGCACGCCTGAGGTTGTTGCGCAGATGGAGCGGGAGCGCGGGCTGTCATGAGGCAAACGCTGCTCTTTCTGTGGCGATGCGTCAAGTTGCGCTCGATTGCACGTGCGCGGTGGGTTGATGAATACGAGCGGCATGTGCCGTGGCACGAACAAGAGGTTTCCGAACATGGCAAACGAGTGGCTAAGGCTATGGCACGACATGCCGAACGATCCGAAGTGGCGAACGATAGCCCGCATCAGCGGCCAGCCGCTGGCGCTGGTGCAGGCCGTGTTTCTGCATCTAATGGTTGATGCGTCACGCAATGTCACGCGCGGTCACGTCAGTGTCACGCACGAAGATTTAGCAAGCGCGCTTGATGTGACACATACGGAAATCGAAGCGATTTTCGATGCGATGCAGGGCCGCGTGATCGATGGTGATGTGCTTACCGGGTGGGATCGCCGACAGCCGAAGCGCGAAGATTTGGGCAATCCCGATACCGGCACAAAGAGTGCTGCTGAGAGAAAACGTCAACAACGACAACGAGATAGAGATGTTTTGTCGGATCGTGACGATGCCGACGATTGCGTGACAGATGACACTAATTCGATAAGTCACGCCGAGTCACGCAAAGTCACTACAGATAAAGATAAAGATAAAGATAAAGAAACAACCCCCAAACCCCCTTCTGGTGTTGAGTTGCGGTTCGAGCGGTTCTGGTCTGCGTACCCGAAAAAAGTCGGGAAGGACGCGGCGAGGCGATGGTGGGGAAAACGAAAGCCCGACGATGCGATGCTGGCTGCGATGCTGGCTGCCATCGCGGTGCAGGCCAAGTCGGCGCAATGGGCGAAGGACGGCGGGCAGTACATCCCGCACCCGACCACGTGGCTGAACGAGGGCCGGTGGCAAGACGACGCTGGCGGAAACGCGAAGGCAGAAACCAGCCGTCCGCAATGGGCGCTTGACGCCGGTTTCCCGACCGTGTGGGAAGCGGAGAACGCGCTTTGCTTCGAGCGCAACTCCCACGAATTCCGTGACGGAAAGCGGATCGAGGTGCCAGCATGAACGCCGCCGAACTGAGCCAGCGCATGGCGTCCGAGGCCGCGTCAATCGCGCAGTACTTGCTGCCGAAAGGCAAGCGCCAGTCGGGCGAGTGGAAGGCCGGGAGCACTGGCGGCGAGGAAGGCAAGTCGCTATCTGTTCGCTTGTCCGGTGCCAAGGCTGGCGTTTGGGCTGACTTCGCCAGCGGCGACAAGGGCGATATTTTGGATTTGTGGGTCAAGGTGCGCGGCGTTTCCGTGGCCGCTGCCATGGCCGAGGCAAAGCAGTACCTTGGCATCCGCGACACCATGCCGGAAAAGCCAGCACAGCCGTTTAAGCGGCCCGCCAAGCCATCGGGACAAGCTGCCAAGGCTGGCGCGATGGAATGGCTGCAAAAGCGCGGCCTGACGCTCGAAACCATCGCCGCGTTCAAGATCGCCGAACAATTGCGGGACGGCAAAACCTACGCGCTGTTTCCGTACCTACGGGATGGCGAACTGGTGAACGTGAAGTACCGCAACGTCGCAGAAAAGCGCGACATGCGGCAAGAGGGCGGTGCAGAGCCTTGCTTGTTCGGCTGGCACCTGATCGACCCGAAAGCCCGCACCGTAGCAATCTGCGAGGGCGAGATTGATGCAATGACCTTGCATCAAATCGGTGTCCCGGCGCTGTCGGTGAATGCCGGTGCCGGGAATCACCAGTGGATCGAAAACGACTGGTCGCGGCTGGATCGGTTCAGCGAAATCCTGATCTTCTTCGACAACGACGAGTCGGGCGAAAAGGGTGCCAGAGAGGTCATGCACCGCATCGGAGCCGAGCGGTGCAAGCGCGTGATCCTGCCAGCCAAGGACGCGAACGAGTACCTTCTGTCTGGTGCCGATGGTTCCGACTTTTGGGAATGCATCAAGGCATCTAAACCACAAGACCCCGAGGAACTGAGGCAGGCCAGCGACTTCATTGATCGCGTGAAGGCCATGTTCTACCCGGCCCACGGCGACGAGCGTGACCCGGTTCTAAGGCTGGATCGGGACGTTGAGTGGTTCGAGTTCCGCACCGGGGAACTGACCGTCTGGACTGGCTACAACGGCCACGGCAAGAGCTTGATGCTGTCTCAGATTCTGCTTGGACTGATGCAACAGGGCGAACGTGTGGTGGTGTTCTCAGGCGAGATGACACCTGAGCGCCAATTGAAGCGGGTAGCCAAGCAGGCATCCGGCCTTGATCGCCCGACGATTGGCTATCTCGACGCTATCGGGCGTTGGCTGCACGACAAGATGTGGCTGTTCAACGTGGTTGGCAGTGCATCGATTGAGCGCCTGCTGACGGTGTTTCTGTACGCCAGCAAGCGGTACGGCACCCGGCACTTTGTCATTGACAGTTTGATGATGACGGACGTTCCCGAGGATGGCGCGGGAGCAATGACGGCGCAGAAAGAAGCCGTCCGCAAGCTATGCGACTTTGCCAAGCGCAACAACTGCCATATCCACCTTGTTGCCCACCCTCGTAAGGGTGTTGACGAAAGCAAGGGGCCGGGGAAGTTGGACGTTGCCGGGAGTTCCAAGATCACCGATGGCGCTGACAACGTGTTCACCGTTTGGAGCGCACGCCGGGACGAATCAAAAGAGGTCGATCCAGACGAACCAGACGCGCGCCTGGAACTGCAAAAGCAGCGCAACGGCGATATGCAGCACTACAGCTTGAAGCTGTGGTTCAACAAATCGGCTCAGCAGTTTTGCACCTACAGCCGCCGCCAGCCGGTGGCTTATGTGGACTACAGCGCAACCAGTGCCGTGGAGGCGTTTTGATGGCCTGGGAAGAAGCCGAATACGAAACGATGCAGCGACGGGCTGGCGCTTTTGTTGACGCTGGGGCCGCGCCGCACGAAGCCGGTTATCTCGCGTGGCGAATGCTGATGCGCGACCGGCCTGATTCTGGCGACAACCGCCGCGTGTGCTTTGAGTGCAAACACTTACGGGACAACGCGCGATGCCTGCCGGGATTGCTGCCGCTGAGGTTTGTTCTGCAACGGTGCGACTCGTTTGAGTTGCGCGGCAGCGAAAGAAAAGCAAGGACTGAGAAGGCGTGAAGAAGAAGCTGATCAACATTCCGGAGCTGGTGGCAAGAGCCGGATTAACCATCAATTGGCTGCGCGCTCGCGTGGTGATCGACGGTGATTGCTGGGTGTGGACTGGCTGCATGAATGGCAGCACCAAGGCAGTCCCGGTTGCGCGAATCGCTGGCCGCAGCGTCACCGTTCGTCGTGTTGCTGCGCACCTCGGAGGGCATGACGAAAAAGCCCGTCGATTCACGGTGACATGCGGCAATCCACGCTGCGTCAAGCCCGAGCATGTGATCGATGAATCGCTGGTGCGCGTCAAGAAAGAGCGCAGTGAGCGGCGTGTGTCGGAGCATGAGCGCAAAGCCAGGATCGCCGCCACCAAGCGCAAGAAGGCCACGCTCACCGAAGAACTTGTGGCCGAGATTCGCGCCAGTGAAGAGCCGGGTTATCGGATTGCCAAGCGCATGGGCGTGACTCCGAAGGTGGTTTACGACGCCCGCGCTTATAGGACGTGGAAGGACTACAGCAGCCCGTGGGCTGGAATGGGAGCGCGATCATGAGCCCAGCTATCGATCGCAATCCGCCGTGGATTGCAAACACCGGCACCTGCCCGGCATTTGATGATGACTACCGATTTCAGCTTCGCTTCGCTAACGGCGAAGAGTTTGACGGCTACACCGATGCGGAGGATTACGACTGGCGACTTGATCTGCCGCCCAGCGACAAGATCACGCACTGGCGCACCTGGGAGCCGTCAAAACAAGCTACAGCGCCTATTGCGTCAAAACAAGCATCTGTCGGCACCTACGCGGTTTTCAGTCTCAGCAAAACCTACGACAGCGAATCAGAAGCGCGTGAAGCTGCGATGAAGTTTGCAGCTACGGGCGGTGTGTGGCATGTCGCGAAGCTGGTTGGTAAGGCGGTGCCGCAGCGGCCGGTGTGGGAGGAGGCGTGAGAACCAGCAAATTGAGCGCACAGGCGATTCATGACATTCGCTACGGGCTTGGGTCCAGAGAAGAAAAGGCAAAGCGTTTCGGCATCAGCCCGACAACGGTAACGAACGTGATTCGCACCGGCACAACCACGCGGCCCAGCGGAAAGCCGAATGGCTATGAGCCGAGGCCGTTCGATCCCACGGTGGTGCCTCCGAGAACCTACGTCAACGCAGCCATGCGTGAGACATACAAACCGCAACCGTGGGGGCGCTGATGGCAGGCAATGCAACACGCTCGAAAGGCCGACGCGGGCAATTGGAGTTTGCCAATCTGCTGCGCAGCCGGGATTGGTCGGTCGCCGAGTTGAACGCTGGGACGTGCGCAGAGGATTTCATCGCTGTTTCGCCGCATGGCACCAGCTACGCGGTGGAAGTGAAGAACACCACCGTTATCACGCAGGCGCACCGTCAGCAGGCCATGAAGCAGGCGCAGTCACGCAAGCTACCTTGGATGCTGGCCAGCAAGATCGCTGGCACTGGCTCATGGCTGGTGCAACGCCAGGGCGACAGGCCGGTCTGCTGGTCAACGGGCGAGTATTGATGGCCACCAAAGCCGAGAAAAAGCACATGGGCCGCGTTGCCGACCTTGGCTGCTACCTATGCCGCCACCTTGGGTACGGCCCCACACCCGCTCAGGTTCACCACGTCCGTGAAGGGCAGGGCATGGGCCAGCGGGCAAGCAACTGGCTGACCGTGCCGCTGTGCGAGCCACACCATACGGGCAGCAAAGACGGCTGGCATGGGATGCGCGAAGCGTGGAAACAGGCCGGTGTGGATGAATTGGACGCACTGGCTGACACGGTGGAAAGGCTGGCGAATGTCTGAGCGCGACCCACACAAGGCAGTCGATTACATCATCGCCAACGCCGCGAAGTTCGCAAAAGCCAAGGCAGAGCGCATCTACCTTGAGGAATTCCGCAAGAGCAAGAAGTCCTTGCTGATGAAGCAGAGCCTTGAGTCGTCTGCCGTGGCGCAGGAGCGTGACGCCTACGCACACGATGAATACTTAGATCTACTTGATGGCCTGAAAGCCGCTGTAGAGATTGAGGAAAAGCTGCGATGGGACTTGGTGGCTGCTCAAGCAAGGGTGGAAATCTGGCGCACAGAACAGGCGAACAACAGAGCAGAGGGAAGGGCAACACAGTGAAACGTGAGCCTATCGACTTCCACTACATCCCGGCAGAACAGCGGGAGATAGACAAGCGCCTGCTCAACTGGCGGCGCTGGTGTCACGGCTCACTAGTTCTGCAAGTAGCACCAGGCTTCGAGCTATATCGCCCGGACAACTACGAGCGCCCGGTATCCACCACCGAGACAGACGTGAAAGATGCCATCGTCATTCAGGCCGCAGTACGTGAGTTGCCGGAAAGGCAGCGAAAGGCTATCCAGTGGTTCTACGTGCAGCCGACAAACCCGGTGCGTCGTGCGCGCGAATTGAAGGTGGGCACGCGCGGGCTGTACGAACTGGTGTGCGAGGCGAGGTGCGAATTAGTTCGGCGCGGGTATTGACTTATTCTGAGAATGGTTATAATCCGCTAACGCCTGAGCGCAGACGCATAAGAGGTGCCCATCCATGTCGGAGGCGAAGGCGCCTCTAGAGCAAGGCTCGCAGACTGGAAGGCGTCAAACGCATGCATCCTCACAAGCGCGGACCCGTTAGGAAGAGCCGCGCGAGGGTGCAGCCGTTTGGCGAATGTCCGGGCTGACGGACAGTGGCTAGAAGGTGCGCACCCACAGTCAGGCAGCTTTACTGCACATGCCGGAGATCAGCGCCGGCCGCCAAAGCAATTCAAGCCCCAGCATGGAAACGTGCCGGGGCTTTTGTTTTTGGTGCAGTAGCAGGCAGCCGAAACTTCCCGCACTGCATCGAAAAGAGCCGATAGGCCCGCTGGGAGAGTGGCCCAGCCTCGTTTCTGCCGGGTGCCGTCGAACCCCTCCGCTGTCTCCTCCTCCTAAGCGGCGCGCACCCGGCAATCCTTGCCAGTCAAACCCGGCAAGCTATCCGACACGGCAGGGCCACACTGCCCGTGAAGGTAAACGCCGGCTCTACCAGCAATGAGCGGAATTGCTGGCACCGTCCGCCCCCAGCACTAAGCGCCTCACTCCGGGCCGCTGGGTGGCGTGGCGGACATGAATCAAAAAGCGGAATAGACGATTTATGAATATGCAGATTGAGTGGGTGGGCATTGGCTCGATAAAGCCGTATGCAAAAAACGCGCGCACTCATTCTGCCGATCAGGTTGATCAAATCGCGGAAAGCATTCGCCGGTTTGGCTGGACAAACCCGATATTGGTCGGTGACGATGGAATCGTCGTAGCCGGGCATGGTCGCCTGATGGCGGCAAAGAAGATGGGCGAAAAGAAGGTGCCCATCATCAAGTTGTCGCACCTTGATGCCGATCAACGGCGGGCTTACGTGCTGGCGGACAACCGGATTGCCGAGGCCAGCGGCTGGGACAAGGCGCTGCTCAGTGAGGAACTGGCGGCGTTGGACGGCCTGGGGTTTGACTTGGACTTCCTGGACTTCCCAGAGATAGATGGCGATCTGGCTGATCAATTGTCGGATGCCGAGCGAGAAACGCCGGAAGATCGCAGCGACAGACTGGCCGGCGAAAACGAGAACAATTCTCAGGAAGAGCGCAACAGCATCAATTTTCCAATTTATGTTATCCTGAATTCTCAGGAGCATAAACAGTGGCGGGAAATGAAGGGCGATCGCTCGGATAAAGAGTTCATTACCGCGCTGCTGGAAAACGCAGACATGATTCGTGATTTTTATTCTCAGGCTGACGATCAATGATCCGCGCCTATACAGGTGAGTACTTGACAAGCCCATCGGCTATTCACCTGGGCTTGAATTGGTGTACTCATAATTGCTTTTACTGTTTTGCCAATCTTAATAGGCCTGATCGTCGGGCGGACTTTGATGAGGTGAACAGGTTCATCAAGAACCTGATTGCGAACAACGCGGACAGCAAGAATCTGGCCGTCAAGCTGGCACTGGCCGGGCATTCAATCTGCGCCAGCAACGACAGCGACCCATTTGCCAAGTCGAATGAACAGCAATTCGCCAGCACGTTCGATGCTTTGAACGACCTTGGAATGCGGATCGTGTTCCAGACTCGAGGCGGCGACTTGGCAGAGCGCACGATGGCGCGCTCCAAGCCGACGATGGTCTACATCACGTTCTCCAGCGATCAGCCTGGCACATTGAAGGCAAGTGAGCCGGGCGCTCCGAACTTCGAGGCTCGCAAAGCTTTGGCACTATCCGCGAAAGCCATGGGCCATCATGTCGTGATCGGCCTCAATCCGTTCTACGCACCATGGTGGGATGACGCATTCGGGTTCGCAGACTGGTTGGCCGAGCATGGTTTTACGCATGTCTGGTTCGGTGAGCTTCACCTGAATCACCAGCAGATCAAGGAGATTCGCGGCAAGGCTGTAGTTCAGTTCGCTTCTGTCATTGAATACGCATCTAAACGGGCGAAGGGCGACAAGGCCGGCGCAATGATGCGCAAGGCGCTCGGGGCGAATGGGATAAACGTGTTCAGTGGCGCCACGTCCGATCAGGGCGGATTCTGGGACGCCTACTTTGATCTTGGCTTCCCGTTCTTCCCGACGCTGGATTGGTTCTTTACCAAGCTGCGTGAAGATGGAGACAGGGTGGCGTTTGACTTCGCCTTGTTCGACCAGGCCATGAATCCGCATCCTGAATGGGGATCGAGCGGGTTCAAGGACTATCTGGTTGGCATTGGCCGGAGCTTGCGAAACGTAGGCTATCCAGACAAGGCCAACAGCTACACGCAGGTTCACGAGACACTGTGGCGCATCGATGCTTTCCCGACAAAGCTGCGTCACGACGACATCTTCCTTGCCACAGAAGGCGGGAAGCTGGCAGAAGACGATAGCGGTCGGCTTGTGCTGGTGTACGCGCCGGGCATCGATGATCCTGACCTGGGCAGGATTGAACTTTCCGAGTGCGACGAATTTATCACCGCTGAATGAAAGGAATCATCATGGCTAGCTCCGGTGGAATGTGGCACAACAGCAAGCGCGGCTCGCGCACCTTCGCGCGTGCCGGCGAATCGCGCCAAAAAGCCGTTTCGCGCAAGACTCGCCGCCTGCGTTAATACGCAAGTGCTGACAACAAGCCCGCTTCGCGCGGGCTTTTTTTATGGCAACAGATTGGACAAAGCTGCGCGTCGAGTACGTCACAAGCGCAGTCACTTTGCGTGAGCTTGCAGACAAGCACGGCATCAAGGCCGCTGGTGTCATGAGTCGCGCGGCGAAAGAAGGCTGGGAAGCAGAGCGCAAGCAAGAACAAGCAAGAACAAGCAAGCATGCTCAGGAAATGATAGCAATTGATCGCGCTGCCGAGCTTGCAAAGTTCAACGAGGATGACTTGAGGGTGGCGAAGGGCATACGGGCGAAGGCGGCTCAGTTGTTGCGAGATGCTGGAACGCCGGGTGATCTGCGCGCGCTGTCTGGTGCTTTTGAGGCTGCGCAGCGAATCGGCAGGCTTGCTCTGGGCGCTGAAACTGAAATGGCGGTGGTAAAGACTCAAGAACTGCCGTCATCGATTGACGAGTTTGTGTGAGTCTCACGCCAGTTCAAAAGGCGTTTGCGACAAGCCGCTCGCCTTTTCCGGCCTTTGTCGGAGGGTATGGCAGCGGCAAGTCCGCCGCCGCGATTGCTCGGGCAATGGCGCTGAAGTCGCATTTCAAGCAGCAGGACGTGGCGTATTACTTGCCCACATATCCGCTGGTTGAGGACATTGCGTTCAGGCGATTCCCAGACTTGTGCGAGCGCAAGGGATGGAAGTACAAGCTGAACAAGGCGAGTGCGTTCATTGAGTTTCCGAACGCTGGGCGCATCGTGTTTCGCACGATGGAGAACCCGGAACGCATCGTCGGTTACGAGGTGGCTCATTCGATTCTTGATGAGCTGGACACGCTGAAGACGGACAAAGCTGCCGAGGTGTGGAACCGGGTGATTGCCCGTAACCGGCAGAAGATGCCGGGCGGGTTTCCGAACACTGTGGCGGTTGCTACGACGCCCGAAGGGTTCCGGTTCGTCTATGAGCGTTGGGCGAAGAATCCGGCGCCCGGCTACGTGCTGTTCCGGGCAAAAACGATGGACAACGCGGCGAACCTGCCCGCGGGGTACATCGACAACCTGCGCAACAGCTACCCGTCGAACCTGCTGTCCGCATATTTGGATGGCGAGTTCGTCAACCTGACCGCTGGCAGCGTGTATCCGGAATTTGATCGGGCGCTGAACGCAACAAACGAAACCGTGCAGCCTGGAGACACGCTGCACATCGGCATGGACTTCAACGTGGCCAAGGGCGCTGCGGTGGTTCATGTGCTTCGCGGCGACGACCCTCACGCGGTTGACGAATACACCGGAGTGTTTGACACGCCGAGCATGATCGAGTTGATCAAGCGCGACTACGGCAAGCATCAAATCATGATCTACCCGGACGCATCGGGTAAGTCGAGAAAGAGCCAGAACGCCAGTGAGTCAGATATTGCATTGCTCAAGGCGGCAGGGTTTCGCGTGTGCGTGAATCCGGCCAACCCTGCGGTGAAAGACCGTGTATTGAGTGCCAACGCCATGATTCACAAGGACGGCAAGCGCAGGTATCGCGTGAACCCGCAAACCTGCCCGCATCTTGTGGAGTCGCTGGAAAAGCAAGCCTACGACAAGAACGGGGAGCCCGACAAGTCTGCTGGTTTCGATCACATCATTGACGCTGCAACGTACATGCTGGCGTATCGCTATCCGCTGACCGGCAGGCCCGCATTCAGCATCAATCTTGGAGTCGCCACCAATGGCTGATGATGTCACCTTCAACCGCGTACCAGCGGAAACGCTGAAGCGGTGGAAGCTGGTGCGCCAAGCCTGCGAGGAAAGCGAGAAGCTGCGTGAGTTGTTGCCGACGCTCAACGCAGCCGATACAAGCGAAGCGAACCGCGCAAGGAACGCGGCTTATCGTGATCGCGCTGTGTTCTATGGCGTGACCGGGTTTACCTTGCTTGGCCTGCTGGGCCTGGCATTCCGCAAAGATCCGATTGTTGACGGGAGTGTGTTTACCGACCGCATGGCTAGCCTGCCGTACAACGTGGACGGCGCGAATACCACGATTTTCCAGCAGGCCCAGCAAACGCTGTCGAATGTGCTGCAAGTCGGCAGACATGGCTTGCTGGCAGACATTGAGGGAGCCGGAGATACCGCTGTCATCAAGGCTTACACGGCAGAAAACATCCTGAACTGGCGCACCGATCAAACCAATGCCGGGGAGCGTCTGGTGATGCTGGTGCTGCGCGAGGATTACGAGCGCGAGAACCAGTATTCCATTGAGACGGCCGAGCGCTTCCGCGAGTACCGGCTGATCGAAGGCCAGTGCATCATGACGCTGTGGGAGCGCGACAAAGACGGCGCCTTGCAGCAAGTCGAGCAGCGAATCATTCGCGGGCGTGGCAGGGAAGCGGCTTTCATCCCGTTCGTGTTCATCGGCTCGATGACGAACGGCCCTGAGATTGACGGCGCACCGCTTCACCGGCTGGCAATGGTGAACGTGGCGCACTATCGCAACAGCGCCGACTATGAGGACAGCGTGTTCTTTGTCGGCCAGGCTCAACCCTACATTGCCGGGTTGACCGAGGACTGGCGTGATTGGCTGGCAGGCAAAGACGAAAACGGCGTTGCCCGCATGTACTGGGGTTCACGAATGCCCATTCTGCTGCCGCAAGGTGGCGGCGCTGGAATGGTGCAACCCAGCCCGAATACGCTTGTTCGTGAGGCGATGGATCAGAAAGAGGCGCAGATGGTTGCGCTCGGTGCGAGGCTGATTCAAGGCGGGGTAGGCGCAAGGACAGCCGATCAAAGCCGTGGCGAACGAGAGGCTTCCACTTCCGTGCTGGCAATCTGCTGCGCGAACGTGAGCGAGGCATATCAGGCAGTCATCCGCATGGCCGGGGTGCTGGTGGACAAGACCATCGTCACCGATACCGATACCTTCCTGATCAATCAGGAGTTTGTGGAGCAAGCCGCCGACCCGGCGACGATGGCTCAACTGGTGGGCATGTGGCAGTCGGGTGTAATTGCCAAGCGTGACATTCGGGACTGGTTGCGCTCGCGTGGCGCGATTGACCCGGAGCGCACTGATGATGACATTGAGGGCGATGTAGAGGCAGAGGGGCCGCAGTTATCGACGGTAGGCGTGGACGATGGCGACGGCGAACGAGCTGCTTCAAAGTGAGGCGATACGCCACAGCGTAGCTCTTCACCAGTATTCAAACGGCGTCGTCCACAAGATGATTGCCGTATTGAACCGCAGTGATGCGCGCCTGTTCTCGGCGCTGATTGATGCGCTGTCTCGGCTAGATCCTGACAGCTTCACCGTAGAGCGGTTGCAGGACATGCTCTACAGCGTGCGGAAGTTGAACGCCGCGGCGTTCAATGCGGTGCTGCGCGAGTTGACCGACGAACTGGCCGACTTTCTGATTTACGAGGCCGACTACCAGCGGGCAATGCTGGTCAGCACATTACCTGTGCATGTGCCAGTGGCTGCGGTCAGCATGGCGCAGGTCAGGGCGGCGGCAGTCGGTAGGCCGTTTCAGGGCGTCTTGCTCAAGGACGTGCTGGCAGACCTTGAAGATGGCAGGGCGAAGTTGGTGCGCCGGGTCATCGCGCAAGGCTTTGTCGAGGGTAAGACAACTGACGCCATCGTGCGGGAATTGCGCGGTACTCGGGCGAGGAATTATGCTGACGGCCTGTTCAACAGGTCGCGGCGGGACGTTGAAGCCATTGTCAGAACCGCTGTCGGCCACTACGCCAAGACGGTGAGGCAGCAAATGGCCGAAGACAATGAGGACTTGATCAAGGCGCTGCGCTGGACATCTACGCTGGACAACCGAGTCAGCGAGTTTTGCAGAATTCGAGACGGCAAGCTGTACCACCCAAAGACGCATGCGCCGATTGGACATGACTTGCCTTGGGGTGGCGGGCCGGGTGCTGCGCATTGGAACTGTCGAAGCGTGTCGGTGCCAGTGCTGAAAAGCTGGCGAGACATGGGTGTGGACATGGACGACATGCCGCCCGGAACGAGGGCCAGCATGGACGGCCAAGTGCCGGCAGACATGACCTATGCCGAATGGATCAAAAAGCAGCCATTCGCCCGTCAGGTCGAAGTGCTGGGAGAAACTCGGGCAAGACTATTGCGTGACGGCGGCGCAGATTTGGGTGACTTCTACGGCGCAAAGGGCCGTGTGCTGACACTTGAGGAAATGCGCGAGCGTGATGCGGAGATGTTCAAGCGGGCGGGGTTGTAAGACAATTTAGCGATGCTAAAGCTTGTCCCGCAGGCCGAACCGTCGTCACAAGAGGCGGTGATGGAGCGCGTCAAGAAGGCGCGCAGGCCAGACGGAATGCTGCAATGCAACCGCTGCGGCAGCAGGACGAGCGCCACCATCATCAACGGCGCGCGAGTCGAGAATGGCCGCGTGAAAGGCGGTACTGAGATACATCGCCATGTGTGTTTTGACTGCATCCGGCAGGGCATCTACAGCCCGATGCTGCCGGATCTGAAGCTAATCGAATAACCGGCCACACGGCCAACCAGACAAAGCCCTTCCGGGAAACCGGCGGGGCTTTTTCCTTGCCCGCTCGCGTCATGCGCCTGCGGGCATTTTTCATGGGCCATGCCCGCAACCTGTCCTGAAGGGACTTCACCAATGAGCGATACCACCGAAAACACCACCGAAACGACCGGCCAGGCTGGCGATATCAAGGCGCAGATCGATGCCGCCGTGAACGAGGCAGTCGAAGGACTGAAGCGCAAAAACGGCGAGGTCATTCAGGCGAACAAGGCTCTCAAGGAGCAACTTGCACGCTTTGATGGCATCGACCCTGAGGCCGTGTCAGCGATGCTCAAACGCTTTGCTGACGATGAAGAGGCCGGACTGATCAAGTCGGGCAAGTTCGATGAGGTGTTGAACAAGCGCACCGAGCGCATGCAGCAAGACTTTGCCAAGCAACTCAAGGGCAAGGACGAGATGCTGACGCGCAAGGAATCGGCAGTCAGGAAGCTGGCAGACCGCGCGCTATCCGAAGCCATCGTGAAGGCCGCCAGCAAAGCCGGTGCGCTGCCTGATGCGCTTGATGACATTGTGCTTCGCGCCAAGGCCAGCGGCTGGGCGGTGAATGACGATGGCGACGTGGTGGCTGTGCGCGATGGTGAGGTAGTTCTAGGCAAGGATGGGAAAACGCCGCTGTCTCCGATGGAGTGGGCGGAAACGCTGCGCGAAAACGCTGCGCACTTGTGGCCGAAGGCTCAGGGTGCGGGCGCTACTGGTTCCGTAAATGGAGGCGGTGGCGGGCGGACGATGAAACGAGAAGCCTTCGATGCGCTTAGGCCCGCAGATCGGGCCAAGAAGATGGCCGAGGGCGTCACCCTAATTGAATGATTTGAAAGGAAGCCATCATGGCGAACATTTTTACTGCTATCCAGCCCGTGCTCTACAGCGCTGCGCAAGACGTGGCGAACGAGCCATTCGGCGTGATCAATGCGATCAACGCCAATTTCGACGATAAGGGCGTTGCCATTGGCGATACCGTCAAAGTGCCTGTTGCACCGACGCGCACGCCCGCAGACTACACGCCTTCCATGACAACCGCTGCCGGTGACGACGCTACCGCAGCTATGGTTCCGGTGACGATCACCGCGAACAAGATGGTTTCGTGGAACATGACCGGCGAACAATTGCTGTCCCTGGAAAACGGCAGCAACGATCGCGAGTGGGTTCGCCAGATGATCGCTCAGGGCATGCGCGCCCTGCGCAACCAAGCGGAAGTTGCGTGCGTATCGGCTATCAAGGCTGGAGCATCTCGCGCTGTAGGAACTGCTGGTACGAACCCTTTCGCCTCCGACATCAACATCATCGCTGATGCGCGCAAGGTTCTGCTGGACAACGGCGCTCCAATGGCGGATTTGCAGCTGTGCATTGACTCCACCGCTGGCACTGCGGCTCGCAAGCTTGGCATCGTCCAGCAGGCATACCAAGCAGGTAGCGAGCAAGAGCGTCGCTCAGGCGATCTGCTGCGTCAGTTCGGGTTTGCGATCCGCGAGTCTGCTGGCATCTCTCTGCACACAAAGGGCACAGGTGCGGCCTACGTGACCTCTGGCGCCACGGCGGCCGGCGTCACCGACGTTGCATTGGTCACTGGTACCGGCACCGTGCAGGCCGGTGACGTGGTGACGTTCGCCGCTGACACAAGCAACAAGTACGTCGTCGGCACTGGGGTATCTGCGCCAGGAACCATCAGCTTGAACCGTCCTGGTGCGCGCATCGTGATCCCGACTGGTAACGCGATGACTGTTGGCAACAGCTATACGCCCAACCTCGCATTCGAGCGTTCGTCCGTCGTCGGCATCATGCGCCCGCCGATGCTCCCGGATAACCCGCTGATGCAGCGCACGCTGATCAGCGATGCCAACGGCATGACGTACCTGCTGGTACAGATTGCCGGTGATGGCATGACGACTTGGCGCCTGCATCTCGCATACGGCTTCCAGGTCGTACAGCCTGCGTTCGTTTCGCTGGTGCTTGGTTAAGGGGCGGGGCTTCGGCCCCTCCTTCTTTTCTTTTTGCTTGGAGGTCGTATGCAGTTTAGAAGAGTCAAAAAAGGCGACGATGTATTGGTAGTGCATCCAAGCACTTTGCAGGCACACCAGAAGGCCGGGTGGGTGGACGCTGGCGAAGCCGACGATCCGGTGAGTGAATCTGCCGACGCCAACGGTGACGGAAAAGTGACCGCAGCCGAACTGAAGGCCGCGCTGACCGAGGCTGGCGTGAAGTTCGATGCACGTTGGAACAAGGACAAGCTCGCCGCACTGTGGGCTGCGTTCCGGCGCTGGGAAATGACGGCCGATGAATGGAACAACCTTGCCGACGAAGACCGCGCCAACCGCGTGTCTTACTAAACCATGGCCTTGATCGTCGCTCCAACCGAGGGCTTTGACAGCCTTGTAAGCCTGGACAAGGCGAAGGCGTATATGACCAGCATGGGCCACACATGGGGATGGGAGGGCGAGGATGCCGTCAAGGAGGTCAATCTGAGGCAGGCGACGCAGTACCTCTTGTCGGCCTACACGATCAAGCCCGAATATCTCGATCCAGTGGCGAGCAATGTCGAATCGGCCTGCTGTGAAGCTGCATTGCGCGCCAGTACCGGGGCTTTGTTCGAAGATGTAGCCGCGCAGCACGTGGAGTCTGTCACCGTGGGGCCAATCAGCCGCAAGATGAGCGCGCCGTCAAACGGCGGTCAGAAACGATTCGCTGTGATCGATGCGCTGTTGCGCGATCTGATTACAGGTCGTGGCGCCATCAGGATAGTCAGAGCATGAGCTTCGACTACCTCTCTGTGGCGCGTGAAGCATCTGCGCTGCTGGCTGAGTTCGGCCAGATCGTGACCGTGACGCGCGAGACTGTGGGCGAGTACGACCCCGCGACGGGTACGGTGTCGAGCGGGACTGAGGGCTATTCCTGCGCCGGCGCGGTGATGAACTACCGCCACCAAGACATTGATGGCACGCTAATTCAGCGCGGCGACGTGCGCGTGTTGCTGGCGCCCGATGCTCAATTCGAGCCGAAGCCGGGCGATACCGTGACGCTGGCCGATACCACGGTGCTGACGGTGATCAGCGCAAGGCCGACTAAGCCTGCGGGGCTGTCGGTGCTGTACGAACTTCAGGCGAGAGGCTGACATGGCTAGCCTGGGCGAGCAACTGAAGGCGTTCAGCGAAAAGACGAAGGTTGACATGGCGACGGTTGTGCGCAAGACGGCGTCCTCGCTCGGCGAATCAATGGTGGTCATGAGTCCGGTGGACACGGGACGATTCCGAGGTAACTGGCAGTACGGCGCTGACACGATCAACACCAGCACAGGCGGCGCTGACGACAAGAGCGGGCGCACTGCGTTGAATCGGATTCAAGCTGGCATTCGTGGCTGGAAGCCAGGGCAGACGATCTGGATCACCAATTCGCTTCCCTACGGGCCTCGGTTGGAGCACGGCTGGTCGAAGCAAGCGCCCGCAGGGTTCGTCCGCGTGTCGGTTGCCAATTACCAGCAGTACGTCGCTGATGCGATTGCGAGCGTGAAATGACGCGAGAGCAAAAGGAAAACATCAAAGAGGCCGCAGCGATCCTTGCGCGCCTCATGACGGAAGCGGGTAGCGACATGGAGCTGTACTGCAATCGTGTCGAAATTACCCGCGTTGAAGAACGTGAGCCGCGCTACGTGTACGAAATCACGATAACTGAGAACGTGAGGGTGACGTGAGCCAAGCCCGCGTCCGAAATGCGTTTGAGTCCCGCCTAGCCGCATGGGCCGCGTCAAAGGCGCTGCCCGTTGTCTGGCAGAACGTGGGTGCAGGAAACATGACGGGCGATCACCTTCGCGCGTACCTGCTGCCAGCGCAGACGTTGAGTATGGATCTTGCCGGTGAGCATCGCGGCTATCGCGGCGTGTTTCAGGTGAGCATCTTCACCCGCCCGAACATCGGTGCGAACCGTGCCGAGTCGCTGGCGCGTGAGCTTGATGACCTGTTTCCCGTCGCGCTGCGCATGTTGAGTGCTGGCCTGACTGTGCAAGTCATGACGCCGATGGCATCGCGCCCATCGATTGTCGAAACAGATTGGTATTCCGTGCCGGTGGATTGCCGGTACGAGGCACACGAATTCAAGGTGTAGAGATACGCCACACCCAATAACAGGATGGCCCGCTAGTTAGCGGGCTTTTTTGTTGGCGCCCCCGCAAGGGTGCAAGTAGAGCCGCGACTGATTTTTCAGTGGCGGCTTTTTTATTGCCCGTCAGGGCGCGTAACGCATCACTCGTACAACGAGTGGAAAGGAACTATCATCGCTGCACGTCTTCCCGATGGTTCGACCATCTCCATCGCCACTACCTATGGCTCTGCGAAAGCAATTTCGTCCATCTCCAACGCCAACCCGGCTGTTGCAACCGCTGCCGCACACGGCTTCGCCAACGGCGATTTCGTGGTGCTTAGCTCAGGCTGGCAGCGCCTGAATGACCGGGTGATCCGTGTCGCAGGCTCGACCACTGGCGCCTTCAACATCGAAGGCCAGGACACGACCTCGGTGCAGTATTTCCCGGCTGGCTCCAGTGCCGGATCGGCAACTCCGATTACCACCTGGACGCAGATCAGCCAGATTCTGGAATTCACCACCAGTGGCGGAGATCAGCAGTTCGCAAACTTCTCCTTCCTGGAAGAAGACTTCGAGCGTCAACTGCCGACCATCACCAGCGCGCAAAGCATCACCATCGGCATTGCCGATGACCCGCTGCTTCCGGGCTATATCGCACTGAAGGCGGCGTCCATGACCCGCTCCAACCGTGCGCTGCGCCTGACGCTGCCTGACGGCTCGATCATCTTCTACAACGGCATTGTTTCGCTGAACGAGACGCCCACTCTGACCAAAGGTCAGGTGATGCAGGTGAACGCCACCTTCTCGCTGCAATCGCGCCCGACCCGCTACTAATTAAGTAGCGCCACCAACCCGCTTTCCGAGCAATCGGAGGCGGGTTTTTTTATGCCCGGCGCGAACACGTGCGCGCACCAGCGGGCTTTTTTGCTTTCAAGGACAACACAAATGGCGAAATTCAAGTTCGGATCACACCCGAAAACCTTCCATCACGTCGTCAAATTCAAGACACTGGATGGCGTACAGCAAGAAATGAAGGTGGAATACAACTTCCGAACCCGCTCGCAGTTCGGTGAGTTCTTCGACAAGATGCGCGACGAGGCGACGAAGGAGCGTGGCGGTGCTGAGTTGGCCGATATGAGTATGTCGGAAATCATGGAGGCCACCCGAGCCAACAACGGCCAGTACATCCTCGGCGCACTCGCATCGTGGGAGCTTGAGGACGATCTGAACGCAGCCAACGCCCAGCGGCTGGCAGACGAGTATCCGGCAGCCGCAGACGCTGTGATGGAGGCTTATCGAAAAGCTTGCCTTGAGGGGCGCTTGGGAAACTAAAAGCCGCCGCCAAAGCGCTTTACAAGAAAAAGACTTCTGCCGTAGAACTGGCGGCATGGGGTCTTAGGGAATCTGACTTCGATCATGAAACCGTCGAAGTGTGGCCAGACAACTATCAGGCCGCATCGACGTTCATCGATTTGCAGACGCAGTGGCGTGTGGGCGGCATGGGTAGCGCAACCGGACTCGACTACGTGGCCGCTCTGGCAGTGATCAGAGAGCTGGAGCTTGAGAAAAACGAGGCCCGAGAGCTATTCCAAGACATTCGCGTGATGGAGGCCGCTGCGCTAGAGCAGATGGCGGATGACCGCGAAATAGACGAAACCAAGTAACCGCCTTCGGGCGGTTTTCTTTTGGATAAACACATGGCAGATGACATTGCTTCAACCGGCATAAAGATTGACACGCGCGACATTGAACGCGCGAACGTGTCTCTCGATACGCTGGCCGGGAAAGGTGTCGCTGTCGATAAGTCCCTCGGGCAGATCGAGGGCGCTGCCGCCAGGGCTGGCAAGAGCCTGGACACACTGGGGCAGGGCGCAAAGACCGTCAACATGGACGGACTTGCCAACAGTGCCACCAAGTCTGCCGACGGCATTAAGGAAATTGGTAACGCCGCCGACCGCGCCAGCGGTGGCTTGAAGGCGTGGGCAATGAACATGCTCGGCGTCGGAAACGCCGCCAAACAAGCCGCTGTTGAGCAGGATCGGTTGATGGGCATGATGCGCGACGTTTACACGTCTGGCACCGATAAAGAGCAGAAATACATCAAGGCACTGGTTGATCGCGTCAACCAGATGCGCCTTTCCGGGGCTGAACAAGAGAGGTACATCGCTCGCTCTAAGGGGATGAGCAATGCGGCACAAGAGCTGGCGGGCGCGCTTCGCACACAGCTAGATGCTGCCAAGCAGGCTGATCGCGGATTTATGGGGTTGAGCGGCGGGCTGGAAACTCTGGCGAAGCGGGCGACGGCCGCAGCTATTGCGTTCTTCTCCGCTAGTAAAGCAATGGACGCCGCCGCGCAGTGGACGGACATGAGCAACCGCCTGAAGATGGTTGCTGACGGCGCCGATGGCCTGGCAAGCGCTCAGGCTGAGGTGGTGCGGATTGCGCAAGTTACCCGCGCGCCGCTAGAGGCCACGGCGCAGCTTTACCAGCGCATCGCGCAGCAGCAGGACGCCTTGGGCATGTCCACATCGCGCGTTGCTGGTGTGGTGGAAACCGTATCGAAGGCGATGGCGCTGTCGGGTGTGAGTGCCGGTGCAGCCAATGCTGCGCTGGTGCAGTTCGGACAAGCCCTTGCGTCGGGTGTGCTGCGTGGTGACGAACTCAACTCGATTCTTGAGCAGGCTCCCGGCTTGGCGATGGCGCTGGCTGAAGGGCTTGGCACCACCACCGGCAAGCTGCGCGAGATGGGCGCTCAGGGTCAATTAACTGCTGACATGGTGGTCGGCGCTCTTGAGAAGCAGGCCAACTCAATCAATGAGCAGTTTGACAAGATGGCACCCACCATCAGTCAGGCGCTGGGCAACGTCAATACCGCCTTCACCGCGTTCGTCGGCAAGTTGGACGAAGCGACTGGATTGACTGCGGGACTTGCCAGGACAGTTGACTTTCTGGCAAAGAACTTCGACACGCTGGCGATTGTTCTAGGCGGGTCAGCCATCGTTGGGGCTGTGGCCGCATTCGGTGGGATGGGTGCAGTCATCGGCGGTGTTGCGACAGCCGCAGCGGCATTGGTGGCTGCAATAGGTGCGCCGATGCTAATCGTTGTCGGAACGGTGGCTGCTGCCACTGCCGCCTACATCACGTTCAAGGAAAAGCTGGAAGGCACGGGCGCGGCTGCGATGACGTTGGGCGAGATTTTCGGCCAGATTGACGATGATCTGTACGAGTTCTTCGGTGGCTTTCTAGATGTTTTCAAGCGCATCACGTCAACCACGGATCAAACAACCGGCGACGTGGTTGGCTATTGGGAGCGCGCAGTGCGCTCCATTGCAGAACTGTGGGACGGGCTGGCGAGCATCATCCCGGCCACGGTGTCAGGTGTTGCGAGCGCCATCGGCAACATAGCAACGGTGATGCAAGACGTATTCGCTAAGGCGTTCAACTGGATTTCAGAAAAAGCCGAATCACTGATCAACAGCGTCACGGCCGGCCTTAACTCTGTCGGGCAATACATCCCGTTCGTGCCGACGCTCGGCGCGGTGTCATTCAACCGCGCTCAGGTGTCCGGCGCACAGTTGGACATTGGCGGCGCGTTCGGACGAGGCTACAGCGATGGGAAGCTGACTGGCGCCAGCGACTACGTTGACAGCGTATTCAACCGCATTCGTGATCGCCGCGCCACTCGTGACGCCAATCGCATGGCGGGCGAAGGCGACAAGCAATGGGCGCAAGAAGAGGCCGCTCAGACACGCAAGGTAGCCGAGGCGCAGGACTTACTTAATAAGAAGCGCATTGAAGCACTCAAGATCGACAAGGACTACCAAAAGCAGCTTGAGGCACTTGTCACGCTGCGCGAGGCCGGGCGCATCAGCGAAGCCGAGTACGTCACCAAGGTTGAGGCATTGGCGACTGCTACATACAAAGCCAGTGCTGCCGGTCAAGAGGCCGCGAAGTCTGCCAAGGATCGCAAGAAGGCCAGTGACGAAGCTGCTAAAGAGGCCGAGCGCGAGGCGAAGGCGGTCAAGTCCTTTATCGATAGCCTGCACGCCAAGATCGTCGCGCAGGAGCAAGAACTGAAGGGCGGCGAGAAGCTATCGCAGTCCGACAAGCTGCGCCTTGAGTATCAGGAAAAGCTGCGCACCGGCGCGCTGAAGATGTCGGTGGCTGAGAAGGCGCGAGTCGAAGTGATGCTCAAGCAGCACGAGGCGCAAGAAGCAGGCATCAAGCTACAGCAGGAACAGGCCAAGGCTTGGGAAAAGGCCAGCCAAGATTACGACAAGTATGTCCGCTCTATCGCTGACGAAGCCGAAAAGCTAGACGACAAGAACAAGGCAACGCGCGAAGAAATCGAGGCGATGGGCCTTACCGCGCGCCAGCTTGCAGAACTGGAAAAGAAGCGCCTGAGCGCCACCATCGCGGCGAAGCAAGAAGAGCTATCGCTAATGGTGTTGGCTGGTGCGCGCGACGAAGAAGTGCAGGCCATCTTGCGCCAGATCGCCGCGCTTGAGGAGCGAAAGGCACTGATCGGAGAGAAGTCGCAGCAGCAGGAAATGCTCGACGCTCAGAAAGCCGCTTTCGATGAACACCTTGGCATGTGGGAGTCAATCGACAAGACTGCCCATGACGTATTCGTCAACATCTGGGAAGACGGCGCAGGCACCTTCAAGCGCCTTGGGCAGACGCTGAAAGCGGCGGTGCTTGATCTGCTGTACCAGATGACCGTCAAGCGCTGGATCATCAACATCGGTGCGAGCATGTCGGCTAATCCGGCGGCGTTTGCGCAGGCGATGGGCGGCGCAGCCATGGCAGGGCAGGGCGGTGGCGGCGGTGGCAACGCCATCAGCAGCATCTGGAGCCTGATGAACGGCTCATCCATCACGAACATGGCGACCGGATGGATCAGCAATCTCGGCGCGAACATGGGCGGTGAGATTGGGGCCAAGCTGGCGATGAACTCCGAGTTTCTCGGGTCAATCGTTGGCGCTGTCGGCAATGCGTTTGCTGGCTATGGCATCAGCAAGGCATTGTCCGGTGGTTACTCGGCGGGCGGTTGGGTCAATATCGCGGCGGGCGCTGCCTCGGCGATTCCGGGCATTGGTCCCATCGCTGGCGTAATCGGTGGGCTCGTGAACCGCGCCTTCGGTCGCAAGCTGGCCGACTGGGGCATCGAAGGCACGTTTGGCGGCGAAGCCGGTTTTGCTGGCGATGCCTACCAGTTCCACAAGGGCGGGTGGTTCCGCTCCGACAAGACCACGCGCGAGGCGCTTGATCCCAAGCTCGTGCGCACCATGGGCGTGGCGTGGAAGGCCATCGAAGCACAGGTCACCAATTTCGCCGACGTGCTTGGTTTGCAGGCCGACCGCATCGATGGCTTCAGCACCTCCTTCAAGTTCAGCACCAAGGACCTCGACCCTAAGTCGCCCACTTACCAGCAAGACATCACCGCCAAGATCAACGAGGCGCTGACGCAGGGCTCCGACGAACTTGCCCAGCGCATCCTCGGCACCTGGACCGAGACCACCGAGACCGTCAGCAAGACCATCCGTGACCTGAGCCAGTGGGACGAGGACAACATGGGCTACGTGCAAGTCACGGAGACCATCAAGCGCCAGACCTACGCCGCATCCGAATACGCCCGCGAAGGCGAAAAGGCAATCGACACGCTCACGCGTCTGGCAACATCACTACAGGCCACGAACGCTGCATTCGACATGCTGGGCCTGTCGCTGTACGAGGCGAGTTTGGCCGGCGGCGACATGGCGTCAAAGCTGATCGACCAGATGGGCGGCATGGACTCCTTCGGCGCGCAAGTCTCCGCCTACTGGCAGAACTACTACACCGAGGCCGAGCGCCACGCCTACATGACGGGCAAGATGACCGAGGCGCTCGCCGCCGCCGGTCTGGAGATGCCCACCACCGTTGCCGGGTTCCGCGCGCTGGTGGACGCGCAGGACTTGACCACCGACGCGGGCCGCGCCGCCTTCACGGCGCTGATGAGCGTCAACGCCGCGTTTACCGAGGTCTACGGTAACGCTGACGCCGCCGCTGGCAGCATCGCCGATCTGGGCGAAGAGCTGGCCGCGATGGAGCCCATCGTGTTCGGCGCCGCGTCAGACCTCGCCAGCGTGATCGAGCAGGGCCTGCTGGGCACGCTCACCGGCGCACAGCTGGGCGAGCAGATGTCCGATGTGGTGATGCAGGGGATGTACAGCGCCATCGCGGGCGGGTTCAGCCAGCAGATCACCGCGCTGATGCTCGACGGCGTGATTAACCCCATGATCTCCGCAGCCATCACCGGCTCCGCCATGAGTGAGGTCGTTAGCCAGGCCGCCATCGACCACATTGTGGAGCAGACCCGCGCAGTCGTTGAGGCATTCGGCGCGATACTGTCTGATCCAGGATTCCAGGATTTGCTCAACCGAGTGAATGGCATGGTGCGCGACATCAGCGTCAGCATCAGTCGGCCCGAGCCCATCTACGACAGCTACGCCGCGCAGAACGCTCGCGCGCTCGCCGCCCAGCGCGAGGCAGAGCGCCTGGCCGACGAGGCCCAGCGCGCGTCCGACCAGCGCGCCCGCGAGGCCCAGCAGCTCGCCGAACAGCAGGCCCGCGAGGCGCAGCGCCTGGCCGACGAGGAGGCCCGCTACTGGCAGGCCGTGTCCAGCGAGCGCAGTGGCCTGCTCAAGCAACTGTGGCAGTTGGAGGGCAACGTCGCCGCCGTGCGGCAGATGGAGCTGGAGGCGCTCGACCCGAGCAACCGGGCGCTTCAGACCCGCATCTGGCAACTGCAGGATGAGAAAGAGGCCGTTGAGAAGTACAACGCCGCGCTCAAGAACGCTCAGGATTTCCTGAGCGGCTTCACCCGCAACATTACTGAATTTATCTTCAAGGTGTCGCACGCGCAGGCCGATGCTGCTGAGGGCTACCAACTCGCGGCCGCCAAATTCAGCGCGCAGCTGGTGCTGGCTCGGGGCGGTGATCGCGATGCGCTGGGCTCGATCACCGGCTACGCCGACACGCTGATTGAGTCCATCCGGCGCGAGTCTGCCAGCAGCGGCGAGGCCAATCTGCGCGTCTCGCGCGTGCTCGGTCAACTCGCTGAGCTGCCAAAACAGGTCAGCGCCGAGCAGTTGATCGTTGACGCCATTGGCACCAGCACCGACAGCACCATCTATCAGCTGCAGACCCTGCAAACCAGCCTGATCGATGAGTTGCTCGGTGGTTTCGACATGCTCGACACCACCATGGACGGCAAACTGTCCGTCGCTGAGCTGCAGTCCGCGCTGTCGGGCAAAGCGTCAGATGCGCAGATTGCCGCGCTGATCGCGCGCGTTGACACCAACAGCGACGGCCAGATCAGCAAGCTGGAGCTGATCCGCGCCCGCACCGCCGACACGGCCAACAACGTTGGCACGGTCAACACCACGGTGGGCACCTGGGGCAGCAACCAGTACACCCGCCTGGGCTCGGTCGACACCTCGGTCGGCTACTGGGGCAATCTGCAGTACGCCAAGCTGGAGAGCCTGCTGCAATACCAGACTGTTCAGACCGCCGGCACCTACAGCGATTTCCGCTCCGACTACGGGACGATCCGCGCGAGCGTGGATTCTGTGTACTCCGCCATCCGCGCGATGCACTTCACCGACGGCACAAACAGCATCATGCGCATGCGCGCGCAGTTTGACGAGGTGCGCAACAACTCATACCCGCTCTACGTTAAATCCGAAAACCGCAGCCAGGGCAGCTGGCTCATGTTCGCGCAGGGCGGCTACACCGGCGATGGTGGCAAATACGACCCGGCCGGCATCGTGCACCGTGGCGAGTACGTGTTCGACGCCGACAGCGTGCGCCGCCTCGGCGGGCCGATGGTGCTGGAGTCCATCCGTCGTGGACAGCCCGGCTACGCCGATGGTGGCCTGGTTGCGCCCATTCCATTCATCCCCGCCCGCCCGGTGCATGGCGGCGACCCCGAAGTCAAGCGCCTGCTGCGCCAGGTGCTCGACAAGCTGGCCGAGACCGAAAGCAACAACAAGGTCCGCGCCACCGTCGAGCTGCGCCAGTCCAGCCGGCAAACCGAAATCATGGAGCGGCAGGAAACCATCGGCATGCCGCCCGTGCGCAAAGAAAACGCGGTGGTGCTATGACCGTGAAACACCCACTGCAAATCATCGCCAGCACCAAGATCACTGACTCGATGCTGGTCAGCAGCTCGATCACCGAAAACGAGCACCCTGTTTACAACGCAGGCACCACCTACGCCAAGGGCGCGCGCGTCATCAAGGCGCACACCGTTTTCGAGAGCGTGCAAGCCGACAACCTGGGCCACGATCCCATGGGTCAAGACGCCGCCGAATGGTGGGGCAAGGTGGGCCCCACCAACCTGTGGGCCGGGTTCGACCTGTCCAACAGCACCAAGGTGCAAATGGCCGGCCCCACGCATTTCGAGTTCGCCCCCGGCGCCGCCATCTCGGGCCTCATGTTGATCAACTGTGACGGCCTGGGCGCCGTTCGGGTCAAGCTCTACCACCCCGAAGACACCCTCCCCGAAGAAATCCACTACGACACAACCCATTCAATGTCCAGCCTGCCGTCTGAGCCCACGTGGTACAGCTGGCTGTTCGACCCGCGCATCGCCAAGTCCCGCCTGATCATCGACAAACTGCCCGCGCGCCCCGGCGCCAGGCTGCGGCTCGAATTCACCCCGTCGGCAGGCAGCGCCACCGTCGGCACCATCGCTTTCGGACGCAGCTACATGATCGGCATCGGCGTCAATACCGGCCTAGCGCTCGAGCGCCTGGACAACTCCGCCGCCGAAGAAAACAAGTTCACCGGCGAGATCGATTTCCTCATGCACCGCCCGCCCGGCAAGCGCCTGCCGCTCACCGTGGTGCTCGATCCAAAAGAGTTCGACGCCACCGACGCGCTGCTTGATCGACTGGTTGGTGTGCCCTGCATGTTCATGCTGCCCGGCCCATTCAAGGCCCTATCGCTGTGGGGCTACATGGCCGGCTCTTCCCAGGGCGTGCCCTACGTCAACGCCCCCGAACTCAATCTGACCGTGAAAGGATTCCCCCAATGAGCGTCCCGCAGATCACCGTCGATCTGACCCCGCCGTCAATCGGTCAGAGCGTCGAAGAATTCAACGCCCAGGCCCATATCTGGACGAACAATTTAAGCGATGGCTTCAAACCGCAGGCCAACGCGTTGGCCACTTTTGTCAATCAGAAAGCTGTCGACGCGAACGACGACGCCACCGCAGCGCAAACCGCCCGCACGCAGGCGCAGACCGCATCCGGCACCGCCACCACCGCCGCCACCACAGCCAGCACCGCCGCCACGAATGCGGGCAACAGCGCCACCCTGGCCAGCAACAAGGCCGGCGAGGCCAGCGCCGCAGCCACCACCGCCAGCACCAAAGCCGGCGAAGCCAGTGCATCCGCATCAGCCGCCCTCGCCAGCAAAAACGCCGCCGCCACGTCTGAGTCCAACGCCGCCGGCAGCGCCAGCACCGCAAGCACCGCTGCCACGAATGCGGGCAACAGCGCCACCCTGGCCAGCAACAAGGCCGGCGAGGCCAGCGCCGCAGCCACCACGGCCAACACCAAGGCCGGTGAAGCCAGTGCATCCGCATCAGCCGCCCTCGCCAGCAAAAACGCCGCTGCCACGTCCGAGTCCAACGCCCTCGCCAGCAAAAACGCCGCCGCCTTATCGCAGGCCGACGCGTACCAGTCCAAGCTCGACGCCGAGGCCGCCGCTGAGCAAGCCGCAGGCGGTGGCGAGCCCACCATCCTGCCCGGCACCAGCGCACAGTATTGGCGTGGTGACAAGACCTGGCAGACGCTCGACAAATCCGCCGTCGGGCTGGGCAACGTCGACAACGTGTCAGCGGCCAACCTGCGAGACCGCGCCACACACACCGGCACGCAGGCCATTTCCACGGTGTCGGGTCTGCAAACTGAGCTGGACGGGAAAGCCGCAGTCGGGTCGACCGCAGGTGCCAATTTGGGGACTGCATCGGCTGGCTCGGCGGCCACGGCTGCGCGCTCGGATCACGTGCACAAGCTGCCCACTGCGGCTGAGGTGGGTGCCGCGCCATCTGCACACGTCGGCGCAGGCGGCACTGCTCACGCCAATGCAACGACCTCGGTAGACGGATTCATGTCGTCCGCCGACAAGACCAAGCTCAACGGCATCGCCAGCAACGCAACGGCCAACGCGACCGATGCTCAATTGCGAGACCGTTCCACGCACACCGGCACGCAGGCGCAAAGCACCGTCACAAACCTGACGACCGATTTGGCGGCTCGTGTAAATCGGCAGGACAGCTATGCCACGGTCACCAGCGGCGTGATCAACCTGGGTCTGGAAACAGAGCTGTATCACATCACAGTCAGCGGCAACGTCACCGTGTCGGTTAGCAATGCGCCCAGCGCGGCGCGTGTCGTCAAGCGGCTGATCGTGCAGTACAGCAGTGGCGTGGTTACATGGCCCGCGTCGTTCAAATTGCCTACGCCCATGCCCACGTTTGCGGCGGGCAAGGCGTATGTGTTCTCAATCGAGCAATCGCCGAATAGCGGTGTTTATTTCCTTGTGCCTGGACCGGAGTACACGTACCCATGACCAGAGTTTTTCTTTCGGCTCTCCGCGAGCGCCCGATGGCCGGGGCTACGTGGACAACGCGCACCAGCTCGGGGTCGCGGGATTGGCAAGCGATAACCTGCTCCGCCGATGGCCAGCGCATTGCGGCGGCGGATTACGGCTACATCTACACAAGCGCTGATGGTGGCGCTACGTGGACAACG